AACAGGAATTTCAGCTTGATTTCTACTGCGAACAGCACCAAAATATTTTGCACTATTTGCACTATTGGATGGTTGAGTAAGTTGTTCTCTTAAATTATCGACGTATTCATCAATCATGCTGTAATAAGAAGATGAACCTATTAAATTCTGTTTTTTATTAAATTTGTATTTTTGATTTAATTTGCTAACAAAAGTTGTTACTTTATCAGTTAATTTTTTATCATATTCAGGGTTATTTTCATCAAGATCAGGATTATCATCAAGCCAATTATGTAATCTTTCTTCATATTCTTGAGCTAAATTTGCTTGATTATTATAATTGCTAGGTGAAGGCTGAGGCGAATAATTAATTTTATTTGCGTCATTAAGTGCATGCGTAATTCTTGAAATATCTACAGTTGCCTTAGCTACATCACTTGCATTTCCTTCTTCTAACGCTATTTTTAATTTTGCTTCGGCTAATTCTAATTCATTAACAACATTATTTTTATAATGAGTTGAACTATTGTTTAATGCTTGATAAAGCATTTCTTCTAGTTCTAGATTTTTTTGACGTTCTTGTTCAAAACTTTCAGCAAGCTCTTTTTTTTCTGCCCTTTCCTTTTTTAATTTTGCCCAATATTTATTATTTTCTTGTTTTACTACTTTATCATCTAACGTATTTGCAGTATCAACAGATTCTTCTGCTTGGTTTTCTTCAGTCGAAGGTTTGCTAACAGTTTCGTTTTCTTCTACTTCTTTTAATTCTTCATCTTGATTAACTAAATCAGATGTATTTTCATTTTCTATTTTTAACATGTTTTACCTTGAAACTTTAGATGGATTATCAACTTTCAATTTAATTTTAAAATCTTCTACAAGAATTGTAGGCTCACCTTCATATTTTAATTGCAAACTTGAACCTCTTGGAAAAACGACCCAATTTTTTACTTTACAATACGGACCACTAGGAAATTGATCGCCTTTATAAGCATCTGGTCCAATTTGCAATACCATTCCAACCATTGAGTTGTATTCTTCATCTTCTTTAATAGCGCTATCAGGCAAATAAATAGAATTGATTTTTTTTTGAATTGTTGGTTTAAAAATTAAAAGCAAAACGTTAATGCCGGTAACCTCTACATTTTTAAACCTTTCAACCATTGCATCTGGATCAAAACATGTTAAATCGATTCCTAGTGTTTCAAAATTTTGAGGAGTATAGTTAACCATATAGCCTGAAAAATCTTGAATGTTATTATTAATCATTTTTGTCTACCTCAATTAAATGTTGATTAAATATTTCAAGGGCAGTTTCTAATCCCCTGATTACACCTACGTAATATTTGTAATTTTCTAATGAAGAAATAGATGTAGGGCTGCTTAAAATGGCTAATTGAGAATTAATCTCATTGTTAATTATTTGAACTATAGCCCCATTCATCCGTGACATATTATTTCCCCTTAATTGCTTTGCCATTTTTTGTAGCAACGTTTTTTCTTACTTTGGCGCTACCACCTGCTGCATATTTTTGCTTTGTTTGTTTACATTCACTCATTTTTTTAAGCGCCCATTCTCTGTTTTCTTTATTCATAAATAACCTCTCTTTCTTGTGTTTGATTAAGTTCTGCTCTCATAGCTTCTACTTGAGCTTTTAATTCTATTTCACGTTCTTTAAACTCAAGCTTTAACAACTCTATTTCTTTTTTAATTTCCGCATCTTTTTCTTTAAGCGCAAGATCCAAAGCTTTTTCTTTTTCTTGCAATTCCATTTTAGTTAATTCAAGTTCAAATTTTTGTTTGTTAGCTATTTCTTGTTCTTCTAATTTTAATTTAGTCAGGTAAACATCTTGCTCCATCTTTGCCTTATCTAACTCAATATTCATTTGCGTTTTGTAACCATCTGCTTCAATGTTTAAGTGAGCAATCCGCTCCCTTGATTCCACTTCTGCGCTTCGTTGTTGAATATCAGCCATTTGAACCTCAAGCGCAGGGTCAATTGGTTGTTGTTGCTGTTCTTGATTTTGCAACTTGTCTTTAGGACGCAATATTTTATCAATACCGTTAATACCTAAAGCTTCGTAAACTTTTAAATATACTTCTCTCATGTCGTGAAGTTCTGGCGCATTTGATGCTATTTTAAGCAAACTTTCAGCTTTCATTATTCGTTGAGTAGATGATTCAACGGACGGATCTGAGGTGGGAATAATATTAAATCTATCTTCATCAAAATTAATATTATCTGGATTAAACATTTTATAGAAAAGTTGCAATTCTTCGCTAAAAGAACTATGTACAGTTCTTAATATTGCCGACTGTATACGATTTGAAACTTCAAGTAGTGCAATAGTTGTACCAACAGGTGTATTTTGACTATTTTCTGCTATTCCAGATTCAGCAGTAGAAGCTAAGTCTTGAGTTTGAGCCGTAATTCTATTCATATACTCAAGTATAGCAGGAGAAGGACCGTTGTATGGAAGCGGTATAATAGAATCACGTAAAGGCAAATTCCCTGTTTCAACAGTAACAAATTGACCCGGCAAAATAGTTAGATCGTTGTTAGTTGTTTTTAAACCCTTTGCTTTAAGACCGCCTGGAAAGTTTTGAAAAATTGCTGCATCTATTGCCATTTGCTGCAAAGAAGTAAGACTTTTTGCATTGCTACCAAGTATTTGAGCCAGTCCTAAGCCGTAAATGTCAAAACCTGGGAATAAATTATAATGAATAAAACAATTAATACGAGTTTTAGTTGGATCTTTTTCGTTCCAGTTTGGAACTATAGAAACAATTTGATTAGTAGTACCACAGCGAGTAATGACATAAGGAGATGGTATAGCGTAATTTTGATTTATAACATCATCATTAAAAAACTCATTTAAATCAAGATACTCATGAGTTTCATAAAAAGGAAAACGAGAAGCAGTAGGTTCTGTTTGCTTAACTCCTGTTATCTCAGTATCCTCATCATTTCCATTAAAATCTATAGATTTTTCTAAATAATCTAGATCAATTTTAGAAAAAGTCCCATTTTGCATATTAAATAGGATCTCTCTTTTTGAAAGATATCTAATATGAGTTAGACGATTTGATTCTGTAATACTACTGCAATTATTATCAACTAAAAAATCCTCAGGAACAATAAATCTACTAAGCGGTTTATTTGTAATTGCATCATAATAAATTTTTCTAAAAACACAGCCGTATAAAATTAAATACAGTAAAAATCTATCATAATCAGGATAAAATCCTTTGTCGCCAACAGTTAAATACTCATTTAAACTGTCTTTTAACATTTCACCTTTAAGCTCGTAAGTCTCATCAACTGATACATCTGTTTTAAATCCTACAGGTCCCACAGAAGGCAAAAGTTCTGAACGAAGCGTTGACCACAGGCGTAATACACTTGTTGAAAAAGTAGTGTCAAAAGTTTTATTTTGCGCACCATCACCGATTGAAGGATTAGGCTTGCGAGCATTTTGAGTACTGCTATCTTCTTCTTGTTCAATATTAAAACCTAAATACGGTTTTGCTTTGTTAATTAAATCAAGCCAAGGTTGACGATTAGCTTTGTCTTTTTTAATTGCTTCTTCTAAATAAGCAGCAATTTTATCTTTTACGGCTTCTGGTATTGTATCTGCAATATTAATGTTAAATGGTGTAGGTGCTAGCTCACTGCTTTCTTCATCTATTTGAGATAATATTTGATCTTCAAGATTAGCAATTAAATCCTCTTGCATATTTGAAACATTTAAATCTTGATCAATATTTTGTTCAAACGGTTCGGAATTATCTATCAAATCAATCGGTAACTCATCATCTAAATTTTGATAATCAGATTCAATATTAGAAAAAGCTGAAAAATCTTCTATTGGTTGTTCTTTAAGTTTTTTTCTTAAAACAAGCCTTGCTTTTTTTGTAGGTTCACTATTAATTGCCATTAGTAAAACCTTTTATTTTTAATAATTGGCTCATCTTCTTCTATGATGTCAGTCTTATGCATTAGTACATCGTTATCTTTTAAATAAGATAATACTTGAGTCATTGTATCGACTAAATCCCTTGATTCTGCGTTAGGAAATGTGATAACTGATTCTAAAAACTCATCTGCAAAAGGTTGTAATTTTTCTTGATTGTTGTTTTCAGTAGGTAAATAGACAAGTCCACACTCAATGAATGCAGACACTCTTTGAACTCTGCTTGTTTTGTCACCTTTCGGAGTATAACCTATTGCTGGAACACCTGCGTTTCTTAAATCTCGGATTAGAGGATCACCTGTTGCCTTTGCCTCAATTAAACAACGATCAACTTTGTTTTGAGCAGGAAATAAATTTTTGTGTTCTCCTGTATCTTTAAAATCTTTAGCTAATCTTTGCGCTCTAATTCTAAGATCTGGATATCCAACTCGATCACGCCACATGGAAAGCAGGATAATTTTAAATAATCCATCTTCGCTATTTTCCCCCCAAACACCCCAAGTAGTACAAGCAGAATATGCAGCTGTTGGAGAATCAGAAAAAGCAGTATCCCAGCTTTGAATAATATGATCAAACTTAGGTTTGATAGGTGAATTCCAAAACTGAAACCATTTTTTCTTTAATATTCCGCCACCAAGAGGCGATGGTCTTTGTTGACATTGACCAGCATATCCATAAGAACCAAGTGTATTTTTTAAATCATTAACTTGTTTTTCACCCATTCTTGAAGGTGTTAAAAGCTCACCTTCTTTTGTTCTAGGGTCGCTCCAATCTTTTTTATTTGTTCCCAAAGGAACTGTTAAACATTTACGTTTTGTTTCAAATTCCATGGGCAATACAAGTTCTACCCATTCTTCGTCTTTATCATTTTTTCGAATATATCCTGTTAAATCGTTTTCATGCGTTCTTTGTTGAACTACAATTCTGCAATCATTAGCAGGATTGTTTGAACGTGTTGACATTCTTTGCGTCCACCAATTGATTACATTAGATCTTTTTAAATCAGACAAATCACTAGGATCGTTTGGATCGTCAATAATAATAATTGATCCACCTTTACCAACTGTTTTCGATGCAACGCTAGTTGATTGTCTATAACCAGTTTTAGAATTTTGAAAAAAACTTTTAACATTTTGATCTTTAGCAAGAGGAAATTGATACCCCCAATTACTTTGATACCAATCGCTTTCTATTAATGCACGACTACGACTTGCATGTTCTAAACTAAGAGAATTAACACATGAAACAGTTAAAAACCTTTCGCATGGATTATGCAACCAAACCCACGCAGGAAATGCTATTGAAATTAAATTAGTTTTGCCTGTACGGGGTGGAACATTAATAATTAATTTTTTAATTTGTCTTTTGTATACAGCTTCTAAATGCTCAGCTATTGCCTTAATATGCCAACCATCCACATAAGGCATTCTTCCTTCCATGTGAGGCCAAGCTTGCTTAAAAAATTCATACAAAGAAATTTCTGCATTTAAAATAGTTTTTTTTTCTTTTAAAGTGTTTAATTCGGAATTATTAAACTCAAGAACTGAATGAATTGAATTTTTAAATTCGTTTTGAACAAAACATTCTTGATGCATTTTAATGAAACTTTTGATGAAATTGATTATTTAAATCAATCATATCACAAGATTTTCCAACTCTTGTTTTCTCGTGTTTTTTGCGCCCCATCTTTCCAAAAAACGTCCTGCATCCCTTACGTTTAAAGGGCTGTATTTCCTAATACGTAGTAATAACTATTAAGTGTGCATCTCACCACATTTTGTGAATGTGGGATCTGCTATGCTTAGCAAGCAAAGAAATAGCCTTTAAAAAAGAATTTTTTATTTAAAGGTAAGGTAAGAGCCTTTAAAAAAGAATAAATAGTTTTTTTTAAAGTATATTTCTAAAAAAAGTGGGAAAGTGGGAATGAAAGACTCAAATAGTAGAGAAATACTAGTATTGGGGTATTCCCACTTTTTACCAGTCATGAATTAAAGAATACTAGTTTTATTAACATAAGAAACATAGCTCCGCTAATAGCAATAATCCACTTCATATTAATATCTAGCTTATTTTCTACTATATCTATTTTCGCTTCCAACCGAGCTATATCACTTTTAGTAGCTACATGTTGATCAATATTAGAAATCACTTCGGTAATAGCTTCCGCTTGCTTTTCTTCAAATCCAGACGCCACAAATTTTTTAACAGCCTGATGAGTATCTATTAAAGCCATATCTGTATTTTTTTAATTGATTTATTATTGTTAGGCTAACTTTAAAGCCTTAGCTACAATATGTCAATCATTGATGTCCTCACCTAGCTAAAGCAAGGTGAGGACGTCAAGGTCTTTTTAATATTGTGCTTCAAGTTTTAATGTATTCTTTAATAAAGTTTATCAAAACTTCAGTAATGTTAGTTTTTTTATGAATAGTTTGTATTTTAAAATTTGATCTTAAGGATTCAGGTACATTAATAGTTAAAGTTACTATTTTTTCTTTTAACACTTCTTTTAAACATTCTTCTTTTAAAATATTTATTCTTTCTTTTAATTTTGGTTTTAAAGCCATTTTATAATCTCCAATATTTCATCTCTTATTGCATCTATTTCAAGTGTTGCATAACTAAACATAGTATTTTTATTAAATACAGTTTTGCCATCACTAGCTGAAGTCGAATATATTACACGTTGGCTAGTGTATGAATTTAAAATTGGTAATTTATAAGGTTCTAAAGCTTTTATAACTTCCATGCTAAGTTTAGTATTTTTGATAACTCTACTAATTACAAAAGCTGCTAATGGTTTATTATCAGTAACTTCTTGTCGTGCTTTAATTATATCTACTAGATCAGCAGTAGCCCAGACATCCCAAGGAGATGGTTGCACTGGAATTAAAATAAAATCAGCTATTTTCACAGCAGCAATTGCTAATTTAGCTATAATTGACGCACCATCAATTATGATATAATCATAATTGTTTTTTACTGCGTTGATATCTGTAGCTAATGATTCTCTGTCTAATCCTACCACAGGAATAATTTGACCATCATTTTCTTCGTTCCAATCACGAGCCGATCCTTGAGGGTCGCTGTCAACAAGCAAAGTCTTAAAACCTTTGTTTTGCAATGAGTGTGTGAGGTTAATAGCTATAGTAGTTTTACCGCAACCTCCCTTTTGATTTAATATTGCAATTATTTTCATATATACTGGTTTACTAGTTTACTAGTTTACTAGTTTACTAGTTTACTATATTAAGTCAATACTAACATTGGTATTGACTGTAACTAATATACTAGTATATTAGTATATTAGTATATTAGTTAGAAAGTAATTATGACATTTCCAATTTTAGGAGTATTTTTATTGACTTTAGGAACATCCTTATTGGCTTTATATGTAATTGATAAAGTATTTTTAATCTTTAAACTCAAGCGGTTTGAGAAGGAATTAAAAAAAGAATTTGATAAGGAATTAAAAAGAATAAATGCAGTTTTATTGGATAAAAAATAATAGATATTATAAAGTTTTATTGCAAAGAACTTTATTTAATACGATAGATATAATTTGCGTCTGGGGAAGAATAGGTGGAAATCTTGGAAACTTTAACATTATACCTTGTCAAAACGACCAAGATATAGAATTAACAATTAATAATATTAAAAAACGTAGATTATATAAAAAATATATAGAAATTAAATAAAAATTTAATTATTACTCTTACTTACTTTCCATAAAATAGGTTATGGATAAAATTTGATTTGGTCAGAGTAGAAAGATTTGAACTTCCGATCTTTTGGTCCCAAACCAAACGCGTTACTAGGCTACGCTATACTCTGAAAGTTATTTTATTTATTTAAAAATTAAAGCTGTTTATTGTTTTTTTGATAGAAAATAAACAGTAAAAAAACTAAGCTGCTTATACAGCAGTATTATTACTATATACTGCTTTTTTTGTTTTGTCAACTACCAATTTTTCTAACTTTTTTGACACATAGCTATTAAAGCTGCCATAATTATTTCATCAATAACATCATCAATAATAATGCCATCTATTTTAGATTTTTCTATAACACCTTTTTCATATATTTTTTGATAAATTAAAAGAAATTTATGTATATATTCCAAAAGAAGATTTTTTTGTAACGAATTTATTTTTTTGTTTAAATACAATTCTACTATTCTTGTTTCAATTTTATGTTCTTTCATAATAAGATTTACCCCTTATGTTTCTTCGAATTCTGCTTTATTAGCTTCTAAGTATAATATGTCAGCTTTTAAACTACCATCTGACGCTTTATGATATAGTTTTATTTTTTTTATATCAGAATGATCACAGATTAATTTAACAAAAAGTCGATCTTCTCCCTCAGCTAATTTTTGTGTTTTATCTTCAATTTCAGAATCGTGTATTTGTATGTAGTTTGGTATATCTTTTGTTATCTTACAAGTTCTTTTAAACACAGTCTTAGATGATGTGTTACGTGTAAAATAGATTGTGATTTCAAGAGAGCTTGCTGTCTTACTAGAAGTAATGTTGAAAATAAAATAATTCCCAATGTTTTTAATATTAAACAAATACATGATGAGTTCTAAAGAACGTAGTTTATCGCATAAATTTAAACTATTAAATTTATCAACATCCCCCGGGTAAACGTAATTTGCAGGCGGTATTTTCTCCCATTCTTCGTATATTTTGTCAAATTTTTTCATATTTTATCTCGTTAACTGGTTTTACTATATTCCAGACAAATTTATCAACATCTTGTTTTTTATTATTTAACATTGCAAACAACACAGATTTATTAACATCTTTGCTTATTTTTAAAGCAATTTCTTTGCGATCTGTGCTATCACAAGAAGATAAAATTGAAGCAAAACGTTTTTCTAATTCAATTTTAGTTTTTTTAAATTCATAAATTAATTTATTAGCAATGTTTCTTACCCATATTCTCATATCATCAGTTAAATCTTCAATAATTGATGAATAACTATTGTCACTTAACATTTTCCATACTTTAACATTAGTTAACGTATCTACCAAACTATGTAACAACACATAGTTTTCAAATTTAATTTTAATTCTAGTGCCGTTTTTAAGACGTATAACATAGCCTTCTTTATTTTTAATATCATCTTTACATAATGCTTTAATGCTTTTTTTATCAACATTTTTTACAACGTTAAAATCTTGTTTAAGAAAAGCATAATCTGGATGGTCTAAATGTATATCTTCACCAGATATAGTTTCAATTATACCTATTAAAACTATATCTCTTGTATCTTGATAATCTACAACAATTTTATTTTCAGGTTGAATAATCTCGAACAAGTACGATAAGCGCTTATCTAATTTTGGAATCACATGTTTGTATTTAGTATGTAATATTTCAGTTGCAAATAAAGCTTGCGGAGAATCAAAAGAACCCCTTGTTGCAATCGACGGAACATCTTCATAAAAATATAAAATACCTAATGAGCCATCTAATTTTTCATATACATCATAATCATATTCATGCATATACGAATGTATTTGTGAATCATAATTAAAAAATTTTTCAAAACCTCTTGCAACAATATTATCGTTTAAATCAGTGATCAATCCTCTACACACCATTGTTTGATGTTCCCATAGACCTTCATATTGAGTTTTTTTGCTGTAATTATAAATTTTTAATTTACCATTGGGGTGCTCTTTTAGATTGATATAACCATTTTTTATTAACCAATTAAATCGATCATCATAATTATTTTCAAAATCATTGTCTGTTAAGTATACTGTTTTCATAAATGCCCTTTTACATCTGCTAAAATTTTAATCGCATTGATCTTGTGCTAAATAAGCTTTGTGTTTTTTATTATAATATTGAAGCTCTTTATTACCCCCGTAATTATCAAATCTATATTGTATTAAAACGGGCCACCAACCTTCTGCTAATTCGTTTTTCCTTTCAAAATCAAAACTATACTTAAAATCAGGAAAAAATCTACCGTCTTTACAACCTTTTTGTCTGTTGACAAATTTCTTCAAAAACTTGTCAACAGCTAAACCGTAGTCTAAATAAAACTCTTCTGCTTCTGCGAAGCTTTTAAAAAAATTTTCTTCATCACTAAAATCTGGTATCAGAGAATGACCCCAATAGCAATCATTAAACTCACCTTTTGTTCTAATTTTATACCATTCGTCTTCAGTTTCATTACTACCATCTTTTAAACGTAATGATATAAAATAACCTTCGACTTCGGGATATGCTCCATTGTGTCCAGAAAATTTAACGCCTGTAGGTGCGCACACAAAAAGCTCAGCACACGTCGCATATGTAGAAAAGTCAGATATATATATTTTTTCTTGCTGATTAAATTGTGAATTAAAATCTATTTCAGTATTTTTTTTCTTATTCATTTTCCTAATTTCTCCATTATTTTTTTATAAAAATCTGTTTTTGTAATTAAATAATCTAGCCTTTTAATTTCTAGTTTTTCTTTTTCAATCTTTGCCCTCTTTTCCACTTGGAGTATAGCGTCAACATGCCTCTTTCTTACTGCATCTTCCCTATTATAAAATTCTTCCTTTTCTTTGTAACTTAAGCTATTAAAACAACGATATGATATTCCCATTTTATTTCTATGTTATTTGTTTAATTCCTGCTCGCATAATATTCATCAAATTCTTCAAAAATATTCATTTTTCTATTTTATAAAAATCTGTTTTTGTAATTAAATAATCTAGCCTTTTAATTTCTAGTTCTTCTTTTTCAATCTTTTCCCTCTTTTATTTTCCCTATTATTAATTCTAATTTCTCTATTATTAATTTATGACAATCTGTTGTTGCAATTAAATCTTTCCCTGTTATTAATTCTAATTTCTCTATCATTAATCTATAATTATCTGTTGCTGCAATAAAATCATTTATCATTTTAATTTCTAGTTCTTTGTTCTCTTTCATTTGTCTTGCATCTTCATCTAAAAGATTTTGAAGCAATATCTGTTGTCTATCTTTTTCTTCTTCTTTTTTTAACAATGTAGCTATTTCATTTTTCCTGAATAACAATGCTAAATCTAAAGGAGTATCGCCAAATATATTTTCGGAATTGACATCTTCTCCTTTTTTAATTAAGTATTCAACAGTATTAAAAGAAGCAGATCTAACAGCATGATGCAAAAGTGTATCCCCTACATTGTCTTGTTCATCTCTATTTATCATAATTGTTAACAGCCTTTTAATTTCTAGTTCTATTAACTGTTCATTTGAAATTTGTTTTTTAGTAGCCAATAAATCTTGTATCTGTTTATTCATTTGTTTTGCAACAGTTTTTATATTTTCTTTATTATTATTTTCCATTATCTATTTTTCTTAATTTTAAAAACGTTAAATTATTTTGTCTAAAAAACGTTCGTTTTCTAGACACTTGTAAATTACACCCTAAAAACACTATAAAACCGTTCAATAACTCATTCCAATTTTCTATGTCTAGTTTGTGTATCTTGTTTATCTTTTCTTGCATGAAAAAATTTTTCTTAATGATTTCTATTTTAAATTTTTCACATACTCACAAACGATGTTTTTAACAAGATTTGATAGTGACCATTGTTTGTCTTTAGCTAGTGCCATCAATTTTGCTTCTACATCAAGATCTATTCTAAAAGACAGTAGTTTTGTTTCTTGTTTTATTTTGTGTTCTCTGAAATTCATAAATCACTCATTTTATAATTGAAGATGATATAGACAATTAAAAACATTTCTAACAAAAACGTTATTAAAATAGCTATATGTTAATTAAATATATATATACATTACTTTACAAAGATTGTCAATACTATACTAACACTAATAATATTTATAATACACTAATAATGTTTATATTACACTAATAATATTTATGTTATAAATGTTGACAAAGTATACATTGTGTGCTATAATATATTTACGTAGATAAAATCAAACAAAAAAATAAAATGACTTTTAGAGAAAATAGAATAGAAAAAGAAAAACAAGATTTATTATGTAAGCTTAAATTTGAAAAAAACAACTTAGATATTTTATCTGACAAATTAAAATCTGTAAAAAATGACTGCGAACGTAACACAACAAATGAAGAAATGTACTGTGTAAAGAATCAAATAATAATGTCTATTAGAAATACTAAATATAAAATATTCGATTTAGAAGAAGCTTTGTCTAGTTACAGTGCTTAATAAACGTAACAATGTTAACAATAAAAAAGGATTATTAAAATGCGCAATAAATATCTAAATGAAGAAGCTTTTAAAAAAAAATACGGAGTATATAGCGAATGTCTCATAGGTTTGGCTAAATCTTACCCAAGAACATACGCAAATATTGGCAACACAAGTTATATGCGAGAATGGTGTGGTCATTATGTTAACGAAGCTAAAATTGATCAAAGGGGTGATTTATCTTACTTTTTTTGTTTTGATTTAGCAAACGATTACAACGATAAGCGTAAAACTTTTACAGATGAAATGTACCATTATCATTATTACACAAATCATTATTTTGAATCTAAAAATCATTATTTTAAATTTAAAACTGCTTGACCCAAAAATTCTGGAATTAACGGAACAACTGAATTACCAAGGGCTATTAAACGCTGCTTACGGCTTATGTTTTCTGTCCAACCAGTAGGAAAACCCATAAGCCACTCGACCCAATCAGGATTTAAACGTTCATCTTTTAGCCTTGGTATTGATTCTGGCTCTACTTTCCATTGTTCAATTCCTCGTGTGCGATGGTACAAGCTAACCTGCTCTTGCTTACATATCGTGCTAATTTCTTGAGATCCCCAGTATCCTTGTAATCTCTGGCAGTTGGTGTTGGAAAGAATCTCACATGTCTTGCTAATCCCAGACTTCCCGATGTTCCGTTTTTTGTGTGCTTCCGAATATTCCCTTTGCGAGTCATCTTGTAGATATCGTCCTTGCCGATTATATCTCCCACAGTCGCATCGCTTGCAGTTGGCGTTGGTAGCATTTTTACTATTGTTTCCAAACATGGATTTTCCCTTTTTCTTTCCGCTGGACAATCCCCTTTTGCAGATGCAAGCGGGGTAGGCAACAATCCAGATTCTATCCCTTCGGTGAGGCGCACCAAAGGCAGAAGCTGTGATACAATGCCATTCTGCATCATACCCGATCTCCCATAGATCTTGCAAGACAGCGACAAGTCCTTTACTTCGAAGGTTTGCCACGTTTTCGATAATTGCATAATTGGGTTTGAGTTCATTGATCAACCTTTTAAATTCTTTCCATAATCCTGAACGTTCGCCAGTAATTCCTTTTTGTTTGCCAGCTATCGATATATCTTGGCAAGGAAAGCCACCCGCAATAACATCAATTTTTGGCAATGTTTCAAAATCTTTTTTTGTTAAAGAAGTAATATCTGAAAATATCGGAACAGATGACCAATGTGTTTTTAATATCTTTTGACAAGAAGGATTAATTTCACAAAAAGCTACTGTTTGCATGCCTGCTTTTTCTAACCCTAAAGAAAAACCACCTATTCCAGAAAAAATATCAAGCACTGACATTGGTTTTTCAAACATTTTTTTCTTTGTTTAGTTTTTCCTGATAGTCTAATGCTCTATTAATAGCAAATACCTTTGCCATTAGATCTTCATCACTTTGCTTTTCTTGAGCAGTGATATCAGCAATAGACAAATTGTTTTTAATATTCATTTTTGTTGTAGCAAGGCTAGCTATTTGCTGCGCTTCTTGAATACTGATCTCTCTTTTTTCCAATGCTTCTAGTGTGCTATCTATCAACTCGAGCGGGTTTTTGTTAGAAAGAGCTAATTTAGGCTTGTCATTTATAATTTCATTTTTTCCAAGCTTGTTGTTATCTAGATAAAATTGAATAGCTTTTAAATTAGTTGCATTTAACTCATCGCTCTTAATATATCTCATAAGCCTTGATACAACGAAGTTTCTAGCTTTAAACCTACCTTTTTCATAGAACGCATTTAAAATCTCATTTTCACTTAATGCGTATTGAAAACTCCTTATTTTTATGCCTAAAAATTTGCTGATCTCATCTTGAGTATGACCATGCGCTGCTAACGCTTCTACTTGTGCTAATTCTTCAGCAGTATAAACTTTTTTAGGTCTGCTCATTTACCAAAACCGCTTTTTTACCACTTTCTTTTTCCCATCTTTTTATAATCACGTCTATATAAGTAGGCAACAATTCCATCATATAACAATTGCGTTTTGACTTCTCACAAGCAATTAATGTTGTTCCACTCCCGCCAAACGGATCATAAACTCCCTCACCTTCTTTTGAGTTATTAAGAATAGGTCTTAACATACATTCAATAGGTTTTTGAGTACCATGTCCTGTTTGTTCTTCTCTTGTTTTTGCGCCATAATTATTATTATCAATATCCCATACTGTAGTTTGATCACGCTTACCTTGCCAATTATGTCTAATTTTTTGACCTTTTCTCACGGCATACCATAGAGGCTCATGCTTACCGTGATAATCACCTCTGCTTAATGCAAAATGCTGTTTATTCCATATAATAAGGCTAATTAGATCGAACCCACATTTTTCTATGTTTTCCGCAAATTTATGAGTGTAAAGAGATGAATGCCAAACATAAGCAATATCACCATTAAACAAAGAATATGCTTCACTCCAGTCATACCTATCATCATTTAGCACTTTACCTATGCTTTTAGCTCCTTTGCCTGCTTTCTCTCTCCATTCAGGCTCATAATTTATTCCGTAAGGTGGATCAGTTACCATGAGTATTGGGTTTGCGCCGTCTAACAATCTACTTACATGCTCTGGATTAGTACTATCTCCGCACATTAAACGATGATTACCTAAAACATAAACATCACCTAGTTTAGAAGCCGGGTTTTCTGGCAAATTAATTAACTCTTCTTTTTCTATTTCATCTAAAGTCATTGTATCAAAAATAGGTGTCAGCACATCCTTATTCATACCAAAAGACACTAAATCTTCCATGTCAAATCGATCTGTTAAAATGTCAAAATCATACTCTCCGAAATTTAAATTATCTCTAATATTTAGTCTGTCGATTTCTTGTTCAGACAGTTTTCTGTTAGGCATTAATACTTCAATCTTAGTGTCATCTTTATAACCAAGCATATACAAAGCTTTCTTGCGTTGATGCCCACCAATAATCGTATAATCGCTATCTACTATAATTCTTTGGTGGTATCCATCCTCACTTATATGGGATGCTAATTTTTCCAAAAGTTCAGTAGTTATTTTTCTGGGATTAGCAGAGTATTCCTTTAACTCAGATAACATAATGTTAACAGTCTGCCATTTTAATTTATTATTAAATTCTGTCATAAATTAATTTTTTGAATGATATTTGTTATATTTTTTTTCTAGTTTTTTATCTTTTTTAACTTCAATTAAAATTAGATTCTTGCATTGATTAATAAATATTTCTAAATCACCTATTAATTCAGTTAAATGATTTAAATTTTTTGTCACATACTCTTTTTGTTTATGAATTTTGTATATTAAACTAAGATAATTTTCATTATTGCTAATTGTTTCGTTAGCAATCCAATATTCAATATCTGCAAAATCTTTGTTGTCTTCAAGCACGTCATAAATAGCAGTAATACTTTGTTGTGCTATTTGAAATTTTTGGTTTGTTTCTATTTTCATATTTTTTTAAAATGGTATTTCATCGTCATTAAAATCATCAAAAGGTTTTTGATTTCCTACTAAATTTGAATTGATAATTTCTGTTTTTTTTGGATAAGTTAAGATATTAAAATCAGTTACCAACACTTCAATATTTGCATCTATTTCACCTTTTGAATTAGTGAAACCTTTAGCTTTTGGATAACCTTTTACCAGCACTCCCATTTTATTTTTGATGTTATCTTTAATATTTTTTGCTATTTTGTCAGAGCTTGCTTTGCAATTAAACCACATAGTATTTTGTTGTTCAGCTCCGTTTTTATCTTTGTATTTTTTGATTACTTGCATTTTAAATGTCACCCAACTAGGGTACAAATCATTTGGACATTTTGCATCTTGATAAACATAACCAATCAATTGTATTTCAGCTTGATTTCTCATTTTTTAACTTCTTCCTCGTGATATTCTATATATTGTTCAGCGATCATTAGCATTGTATCTTCAGCATTTCTAAAATCTTTTTTTGATAACTCTTTTAATTTTTTTAATTTTTCATTGTCAAGTTTAATTGAAATTACATTTTTATTTTTTTCAGATTTAATAAAATTTAGATAAGTTAAAACTAAATTCAAAGAAATCATAGAAGCTATAATTGAGTTCAAAAAAACTTTAAGAAAAAAACTATTTATAAATTTTTGCATATTTAATTAATTATTTAATTTGTTAAAATTATCGGTCTTTCTGTATTGTTTTCAAAATGAAGTTCAACAGAAAAATCACTATCTATCATTGCTTGTTCAAGAAAAGTTAAATATTCTTGATAGATGCGATCAATCACAAAACAATCTCCTACTAGCACTAATCTTTTGTTATCAGAATCGTTACTAACTGTTAATTTTGAAAACCAATTTTTAATAATATGATCAGCATATTTTTCTTCATATCGCTTTAAAAAAGATCGATGCAAATTTCTTTTTAAACATTGCCAATTCGCATTTTCCAACACTTTTGATTCAAAATTGTTGTTTGCTATTTCTGTGGGTGATTTTAACACAAGTTTATTAATTCTTGTTAAAATCGTGATTTTTTCTCCATACACTTCCTTGATGCATTTTCGTATTTTATTTTTTTCAATGTCATCAAAAGATACACCTGCATTAGGTTTAACACTTATTTTGTCAAGTGATAATTCTTCAAATTGGCAGTTATCTTGAATTGCATTAGCAGACATTCCGAAGTTATCAAAAATAGCTTTTGAAAGTTGCATTTTTCGAGTTTCTTTTTCAGAAAGCACCGTTTCTTCTTGTTGCATGATGGGTATTTCTTCAAGTTGATCTGAGTCTGTTATGTTTTTTTTGGATTCAGGAATAGCAATTTGCGAAGGCTCCGTTAGGATAGCATTTTCGCAAGTTGCGTTTTCCGTTTCTGTTGCGCGCGCGCGCGCATTAGGTATATCTTTAGAAAAAGATATATAGCCTAAGGCTATATCTTTTTCTTCTATAGTGTTTCTATTATCTATATATAGAGCGGTCAAATTTGACCGCTTTAGGGGACAAATTTGACTGTTACTTAAGTCATTTTTGACCACCATTTTTTGGTAAAATGAAGCAGGATTTTCTAAAATTTCTAATGAATTTTTTGTACGTGTTGCAGACCAAACAAAATAAAGTTTTTTTCCTTTATAATAATATGATTTATGATACTTTATTTCATATAAATCAGCTATTTGTTTTAAAAATCTTCCTCTTTGCTTTTGTTGATGATGAGATTTTTTCTTTAACAAATTGCTATTAAAAACAACCTCATCACAGTTTTTTAAAAATAGAAATTCTATTGCTGCTATGTAAGAAATAGCTTCATGTGCTATTGTCTTAGAAGAATCATGCGCTCTTTTTATATCAATCCATTTATCATATTGTGTATTGTATATATCTTTTTCTGTAATGTTTGACTTTTTTTGAAAATCTACATAAGTTATCTTAGCTTTCATACTTCTTCCTCTTCCTCTTCCTCTTTCAAGGTTAATTGCATCAATGTTATTGCATCGTGAATAAAAGCCATTGCCTCTGCAGTATTATTATCACTGTTGCAGAATTTCATCATACGTTTTGCTACTTTTATTCTTTGTTGAGTCATGCTATCCTTTTGTTTTTTCTTGAACAAAGCTATTAAGGTAATGATCTAATAATTGCGTTAATGTATTATTATCTGTTGAATATTTGACAGGAATTACAAATTGTGCACGAGGTATTCTTTCATTTGTATCAGGGTCACTGTAAGTTTTATGTTCTATTAACAACATTTTTTCTTTTAATAATTCTAATATGTCATTTTCTAATTTTTTTTTAGAAGAATTTGGAATATTTTTATGTTCTCGTGTTACGATGAAAGGTTTATCTTTTGCTATATTTTCTCTACTTACAATATAATTATAGGTATGCCATTTGCGTTTGAAAATTTCTATTTGTTTTGGTTTTTGATTGTTCATTAAGAATACAAACATTAATTCAGCATTCTCCATCAATTTCACCTGTAATTTTTTATAAAAAAACAATAACAAGCTTTTCTTTTTTTGAAAATTCCTATATTTTCAGGAATTAAAAATTTAAAATCATTACTTATTATGTTATCAAAAATACAAACAATGTCTGAACTTCAAACATCTGGAAAAAAAATTGCTGCACTATTGTCTTTCGGAACGCTTTTAGAATACTTTGATCTTATGTTGTATGTTCACATGGGAGTGCTACTTAATGAATTGTTTTTTGAAGCTACCGAACCTCATACCGCTGCTTTGTTGAGTGCTGTAGGGATTTTCCTTACATTTGCTGCTAGACCACTTGGTGCTTATTTTTTTGGATATATAGGAGATAATTATGGACGCATAACAGTATTGTGGATAACAACAATTATGATGGCTATTGCTTGTTTAGTGATGTCAGTTTTACCAACATATGCTCAGATTGGTTTTACAGCTTCTATTGTAATGACTTTATGTAGAGTAATACAAAGCCTGTCATCAATAGGAGAAATAACAAGTTGTGATCTTTATTTAATGGAGACTACCGCTCCTCCAATTCAATATCCAATAGTTGGGATAACAGATATTTTTGGAGCATTGGGCGGAACTTTTGCTTTAGGTGTAGCATCCTTAGTCACTATGTATGAATTTAGTTGGCGTTGGGCGTTTTTGTTTGGAAGTTGTATTGCAATTATTGGATTTTATGCAAGAAAAACATTACTAGAAACTTCTGAATTCTCTAATGTGCAAATGAAAATTAATTTAATTATGAATAAATTTAACATTTCTCGTAAAGAAGCAGAAAAAGTAGTGTTAGAAGAACCGCAAAAACCAATTAATAAAAAAGTTGGAACAGCTTTGTTTGTAATTCAATGTGTTTTCCCACTATACTGGTATTTTTCTTATATCTATTGCGGAGATTTGTTAAAAAGCACTTTTAATTATTCTTCTGTAGAAGTTATTCATAATAATTTTATCCTCTCTTTTGCTGCTCTATTTGTAACAACTTTTATTTATTGGATTAGTTATTATGTAAACCCACTCAAAATATTAAAAGTACAATTAGTTTTATCTAGTATTTTAGTACTTGCTTTACCGTTTTTGTTAAATAATCTTAGCAAACCTTACCACTTAATTACAATTCAATATTTAGTTATAATTTTTGCTATACATGGAATGCCAGCTTTTCCTATATTTTATAAATATATTCCTGTTTTAAAACGTTTTAAAACAGCAGGTTCAAAATACGCTTGGGGTAGAGTTGTAATGTTTGGTATAACATCGTTTGGTTTAATCTATTTAACAAATTGGTTCGGAAATTGGGGGCTATTTAGTCTTTTTGCAATCACATTAATTTGTTACACAATAGCACTAAATTATTTTTTAAATTTAGAAAGTAAAACAAATTTAAATATTAAAGCATTTTGGAAAAATGGGAATTATTAAAAAAACTTAAATCTTAATTTGTTATTGTGCGTGCGTTTTATAAAAAGGCAATCAAAAATATTTCTCGGCGAAATAGAGTATTTCTCGGCGAAATAGAGTATTTCTCGGCGAAATAGAGTATTTCTCTTAGATTAATAGCATGCGCAAAGGTATATTTTATATAGCTTTTAGATAGGCAAAATAAATTTGATAATTATTTTTAGGAAAATAAAGTAAAATGAAAGTATTACTTATAGAAGATGATAATTCGACCGCAAGATCAATTGAATTAGCACTTGCAAGAGAAAGAATTATTTGTGAAGTAGCTCGAACTGGTCAAGAAGGAATTGAATTAGGAAGGAGCTATAAATATGACATTATCTTGCTTGATTTAATGCTACCTGATCTTAGTGGCTACAAAATAATGGAAAAGCTAAAAGCTGTAAAAATCAAAGCGCCCATTTTTATTTTATCTGAAATATCATGTGTAGATAAAAAAATTAAAGCCTTAGAACTAGGCGCAGATGATTATTTAACAAAACCTTTTAACGAAGATGAATTAATTGCAAGAATAAAAGCAATTGTTCGACGTTATAATGGACATTGTGAATCAATATCACAATTTAGAAATTTTACGTTCAATTTTGATACAAAAACATTAAATGTAAATGAGACACCAATTCATTTAACGAACAAAGAATATGCTATTTTAGAATTACTAGTTATGCGTAAAGGATCTCTTGTGACAAAAAAAATGTTTTTAAATCATCTGTACAGCATTATGGATAAACCAAAAATTAAGACTATTGATGTTTATATTTCTTTTATACGTAAAAAACTATTGAAAGTATCTAGCGGGGTTAATTATATTGAAACCGTCTATAAGCAGGGCTATATATTAAAAGAATATGATTAAAGATTTTTTTAATTAGTCTTGCTTGTCTATTTTTTGTTTTAAACTTTTAACAAGTAGCAATAATTCATCAGTTCGTTTTAATAATTGCAAAAAGTTTAATGATTGATTAGCAGAAAGGTTTTTCTGTTTTTTTTTAGATTCTTGTAAAATTTGTTGATTTAACAAATTTTCTAAATCACACGCTTTTTGATTAATGCTTTTTATCTGATTTAGTTGTACATCACTATTTTTTTTCATAAATTTGGTTTTTTATTTTTTCAGATAAAAATATTTTTATATAATTGTTTTTAACTTGTCAATTGAAAGTTGTTAAACTGTTCATCAACTTCTAATATTTAATTTTTGTAATATCCCAAGCACTGACAATTGTTGAAAACCATCTGTAGTTCTGTTGTCTAAGTCGTATGCTTTGCATTCTGATAGAGTTAAAATAGCTTCTTGCTTAGCGTATTTCTTTTCTTCAGTTGTGATATTAGCTTTGATCCTGAAATTAATATTATCTGTTTTGACAGCATCTCGCTTTTCATTGCTTAAGCATTTAGAAAAATACGATATGAACTGCGCTTTAGAAGAAAAAGTTCGATCTAATCGTTTTGACATATCAAGCAATATTTCATTCATTGCAATTAAGCAAAACATACGACCTGAATTGCTTTGTATTTTTGAGCAATCTTCGTTGTTTAAAGGGTAATGAGAAGCTAAGTTTTGAGGTTCTTTGTATTGATTAAAAAGAAAAACCTTAGCCTTTTTTTCTGCGTTAGTTGATTTTTTTCTTTTGTTTTGCAAATATTTTTTAATTTTTACTATTGTATTTTTTGTTATTTCTTTTTCTTTTTTGCTTTCAGAATTTTCTAAAAAATTAGATTTTAGATCTATATATTCAATATTCTTATTATTTTCTATATGTATATGTGCAGGCAATAAATTGCCGTTAGCTATTTGCTTTGTATCCTTTATTTTAAAAGGTGTAGAAGCCGAAAAACCGAATAAATAATACTCTTTAAAAATCCTATTATTTACTCGAATGAATTTGCGATATTTGATATCTAAAACGCTTTTTAATTCATTCAAAATATTTCTATTTTGTCGTGGTTTACAGCCTGTGATTTTTTCTAAATATAAAGAATTAAATAAAACAGTTTCATTCTTCAATAATTTTTGAACTACTATAGAAAGTATACTAACAGCTTTCCTACTTAATTTTTTTGTTTTTTCCGTTAATTTTTTATTCTTTGCTACACAAGCTCTTTCTATATTATTATAACATAAATATTCTTTACGGTATGTAGCATGAGAATTATTGAAGCTATGTATTAAAGCTGATATTGGGTTTTCTTGACTTAGAGCTTCTTGCTCTTGTGTTTGTGCTAAACAAGCCACATATTTTCTCCATTAGTTAATATATTTTTATATTTCAACTAACTAACGACAAAAATTTACTTGACAAATAGGTATTACTTTACTATTCTCACAACTGTCGTTGTTAGTTAATGTTGTTAGTTAGTTAAAAAAACGGTTGACATCTTGCTACTGCAAAACGTCTTTGATGTTTGAGAGAATTTTAGAAATCCAACTGCCCAGTCTTTTTTCTAAATCTCTACATAAAATAAAATTCCTTTACCTTACAAAAATCCTCCTAAGTATAATCAAAGTCATATAGGTTCTCATCCTGAGAACTTGCCTATGATAATTAGTTAAAATTTAAAAATCAAGCTTTCTGTTGAAAGTTTTTGCAAAAGGCTTTATATATTAAAGTCAACTAGATTTAAATATTAAATTATGTAAGAATTATGGTAAATATGGATACACACGCAATTATCAAAGATTTTATTACTTCAGGTATACCTGAAAAACAGGCAGAAATGATAGTTGCCAAGGTTATAACTATTGCTAAAAACGAAGTAGATTCTTTAGGAAAAGAACAGTTAAATTTGGCTACAAAGTCGGATATGGAAAAAGTTAGACTCGAAATTAGAGATGTTAAAATTGATATTTTAAAATGGATTATTCCGCTTTTTTTAACTGTGTTATTGAGTAATATAGGGATAATAGTAACATTCTTATTAAAGTAGATTAGTTAATTTATGTTAAATAAAATGAAAAATAAAGACCAAAATAAGGAATTATTAATGAAAGCAATAGATAATTATGCTTTACTTCCTAAAACTGGGCGTGTTTTACTTAAGACTTTAATTAACTTGGCTATTGATGACATTATTGTTATAAATATAAAGGAATTAAGTAAGTTATCTAATATATCACGACCTTCTGTTTATTCAAGTTTGAAAGTTTTAGAAGATAATGGATTTATACAAAGACAAAATAACCCACGTAGTAGATTAAGTTCCTTTATTATCAAACCCCATAAATTTGAAAATATAATTCAACATTATACTGTTAGACAAAATATTTTACACAATTAAATAAAACTATTGACACTAATAAATTCTTCCTATATACTCCTATCTAACAAGGCATAAAAAAAGCCTTAAGCTATTAACTTAAGGCTTTTTTCTTGTTTATAAACAGGTAAATAAATATAAGACGCAAATAAAATATTTATTTTTGTTGTATTAACTCTCATTCAAAGGAGAATACCTATGAATCATACCCAAATTTTGCCCTTTTGCAAGGTGAAAAATCACAACAAAATCAAGTTTCCAAAAAATCATGCTAAAATAGATCCAAAGAACAAAAAATCGTTTAACATGAATCAGCAAGAAGCTATGAGCGTTGCACGCGCAAAAGATGCTTTAAATATTATTTCACCAGCACAAAGTTTACAAATTTTAAAAAACTTTGAAAATTTAAAAGATGCTTTTAAACTATATTTTCAAAAAAATAATATTGAAAAATCTTTGGATAATATCGCAACAATACCTACTTTCTTTAAACCTCAAGCTGATGAAATAGAATTGTCTGAAAGTACAAAAAATACAATTAATAGAATTGGTGCAAGAGCAAGAAAAGAATTTATAGAAGAACAAACAGCTAGAGCTTTTCAATATAATATTCCATTTAATATCGAAAATGTTAATTTTCTTGAATTAAGCTACAAAATTGATGAGTACGAAAGATTACTAGATCAAGCACAAGATTATTGTATTAACTGGGATATATCAGAATATGACCCAGTTGCTTTGCGCCAAGAAATAGAAGATCAAGAACGCATTTCATCTTACGAAAACAATAATCTTTGTAATTATTTTTATTCAACACGTGGTTTGGAAGTTTAAAATGGACAATTCAAACAACATAAAAGATTGCAGAATTTCACGCAAAGAAATATTGAATCTTCTTTCTAGTATGAATAGCGATATCTCAACACATAGTTTGTCAATGTGGTTAAAATCAATAACTAATGATGAATGGGTTGTAGTGCCAAGAGATTTTGCTTCAATGCTATATACTTTAGAAGGAATAGCAAACAGCTGCAGTGTACAAGATCAAGGCAAAAGTAGAGGTTATTTGGCTCAACTTAAGCAATATCTTTAAAAAATAATAATAGTATATTAGTATGTCCTTAAATACTACAAACAGTATATACAGATATTAGGTAATTAGTATGAAAAATGATTTAAACATCAAAGCTCAAAACAAAAATTTAAAAAATTTAGAACAAATTAAAATAGCTTTAAAATATTCTATAAATTATTGGGATTTTTTAGATTCAGTTGGATTAAACAAAGGCAAATTAAATGGAAAATAATAATAACGACGCTCTAATGAGTGAAAAGATCGAGAATCTGGCTGTTGCCTTGAGTAAAGCGCAAGCAGCAATAGAAAATGTTAGTAGGGATAAACAAGGGCATGGATATAAATATGCAGATCTAGCTAGTTGTTTATCTGCAGTCAAAAAGCCTTTAGCAGATAATGGTTTGTCGCTTTCACAGCTAGTTAGCCAGGATAAAAGCGGCAAACAAATGTTAGTGACATTACTAATTCATGAATCTGGGCAATGGCTAAAATCAATATTTTGTATTGAGAGTGTAATCGTAAAGACTAGAGACGGAGCAATTAAAGGTAATTCATTACAAAATATAGGAGCTGGTCTTACATATGTAAGACGTTATGCTTTGGCCGCAATAGTAGGGCTTACTCAAGAAGATGATGATGCTCAAAGCGTAAGTAAAGTAACAGTAGAAAAAAAAGTACCAGGTTTAACTATAGCAAAAGAGTTCATGAACCTATGTACTGAACACAATCTTAATGCTCAAGAATTTGCCAAGTTTCATAATATCGATAGCAAGTATTCTGAGACAGTAACAAACGGTATAGCTAATTTCAATTTCCTTAAAGAAAAATTTTTAAATGCGTCAAATACAATTACACACTGATCTTAAACAAGGTAGTGATAAGTGGCTTAAGTTGCGCTTAGGCAAAATAACAGGCTCATGCTTTCACAAGTTGCTAGGAACAAAAGCAGCTCGTGAGAAGTATCTTTATGATCGAGCAAATGAGATCGTAACAGGTTGCAAATCAGACGGAGAGGAGTATGTAAATATTCATATTCAACGAGGCTGGGAATATGAACCTATAGCAAGAGCCAATTATACAGCTTATACATTCACTTCTATTGATGAAATTGGTTTAGCACAATTAGGTGATTATGTAGCATGCTCTCCGGATGGATTGGTTGGTGAGGATGGCATGATAGAAATTAAAATACTAGACTCTAATAATTATTTTAGACAAGTTGTTGAAATATCAAAAAAAGGCGTAGAAGCAATTGCAAACGAGCATTATATTCAAATGCAATGTAATTTATTTGTATGCAATCGGCAGTGGTGCGATTATGTGCTGTATAATCCAAAACATGCAGCTATAAATAATGGTTTATTTATTTATAGAGTAGAATGCAATAATACCATGCAATCTCGTATTGCTCAGGCAGTTGATGAGTGTATAACAACAATAAATGAATACGTAGATCAGTATCGTAATATATTCAAAAATTAAATAGATCTAGGAAAAAAACTTTATTTTTGCATTAATTTTTAAAACATAAAAAATATCTTGACTTGTGATTAAACCTACGGTAGTATAAAGCGATAAACTTAGAAATTAAAATTATAAAAAAACTATAAAAAAAATAACAAAAGATATTATATTTGAGTTGCAATTTAACAATGATGGCGAATTGTTTATTACATCAGATTCAAAAACTGACATAAAATTGGATCTTTTTGAACAATGTTTTTTAGATTTATTTAAAACTTTAGATAAAACTAAAAAACATTCATTTAGCTTTTACAATTTATTTGGTTGTAATCAAGTAAATTATCATGGAGTATTTGAAATAACTTTCTCTGATCCCAACAATCCTACTAGCGATATAATTGGCGTTCTTCACAAAAATCCTAGTTTTACAGAAAAACTTAATATGTTGAATCAAGAAGTGAACGCATTAAGAATAAGGAAAAATTTTGAAGATGAATTAAATGCACAAGATTATCACGGAAATACAGCTTTACATCACGCTGTAGACAAGGGTGATTTTGATCTTGTTGAAACTTTGGTTGAAAAAGGAGCGGATTTTAATGTGCAAAATGAAGAAGGTGACACTACTTTGCATCTAGCATTTTTGTTAACTGAAGAGAATGAAAAAGTTGAGATAGCTGAATTTTTAATTAACAAAGGAGCTGATCTTAATTTACAAAGTATATTTGGACACACTGCTTTACATTTAGCAGCAATGTTTTGGGAAACTGAGTTGGCTAAACTATTAATTAAAAAAGGAGCAGATACAACTTTGAAAAATAAAAAGAGTAAAACTCCTTTGCAAATAGCTATTCATGAGGAATGCTATGAGATAGCAGAATTATTAAAAAAAATCAAATTAAACGAGTTATAAAAGATTAAAAATATGGAAAATAAAAACAATATAAATGCACAAGATTATCACGGAATGACAGCTTTGCATCACGCTGTGAAAAATAATGATTTTGATCTTGTTGAAACTTTGGTTAAAGAAGGAGCAGATGTTAATGTGCAAGATGAATATGGTTTTACTCCTTTACATTTTGCAGCCAGAGACAACCTATTCCTGATAGCTAAATTTTTATTGGAAAACAACGCTGATGTTAATAATCAAGATAATTGTGATGGAGCAACACCTTTACATTTAGCTGCGTCAGGTAATCATTCTAATGCAGCATTATGGTTAATAAACAAAAAAGCAGATGTTAATTTAAAAGACTGTAGAGGTAGCACTCCTTTAGATTGGGCTGAGCAAGGAGTTATAAAATTGCTTAGAGATGAAGGCGCAACAAGAGGAAAAGGTTAAAAACTATGAAAAAAGAAACAATAACAAGAGTTAATGATATAGATCGTTTAATTAGCAAACGTTTAAAATTAAAAAGACTGACAGTAGGTTTAAGTCAAGAAGTTTTAGGGAAAGCTGCAGGTGTTAGCACACAACAAATTCAAAAATATGAAAATGGATTAAATCGTATTTCTAGTGGCAAATTATTTATGTTGTCTACTTTTTTTAAAGTACCAATAAATTACTTTTTTGAACAAGAAGATAATTTGAGCAACAATATTTCTAATCTTCTATCCGAAAAAAAAGATCATGTAAGTGAAAAAGAACTTATTATTTTGATAAAAGCTTTTAGCAAAATCACAAATAACACAACCCGTAAAAAAATTATTGAATTTGTTAAAACAATGCATTAATTTGTAAGATTTAATAAGGAATTATTTATTCATTACTTTTTAATCATCTAATATTGAATAATCTTGACTAATCAAAATTGATTCTACAGTTTCTAAATTTAAAGCGTTTAATGGTTGTGTTTGAGAATTTTGATCTATTAAACTGTTATTCACAATACTTAATTGTTCAAATTCTATTGCTAAAAGTTTGTTATTTAATTCTGTGATTTTAGTATTTTTTAATTCTAGCAATTTTTTTAATTCAGATATTTCTGAAATTAAATTTAATTTATCACTTCGAAGATCTTTTTTGTCTTCTGTTAATTCTTTAATTTGTTCTTTAAAAAATTGATTTTGAAATTCTAGTTGTTGAATTTTGTTTAACAATAAATTATTATCATCTGATATTACAGAAATATTTTGAGGATTAATAGGTGCTTGATAAGTTAAAGATTCTTGCCTTGAAATAGAAGCAAGAATCTTTACAGCTGGTTCATATTGATTTTCTTTAATAATATTTTGCTGAATAATATTACTTTTTTCTGCAGCTAATAATTGACTTTGTTGTATTTTAGCTTTTTTTATATTTTCAATATAACTTAAACTTTTCATAAAATTTTATATTTTAACTTGCAGCCCAAGTAGTACATTATGCACCGAATAATTTCTACTTTGAACATTATTAATGCCTTCAATAACTCTAGGTTTATTGCGACCCAAGTTAATAAAATTATAACTTAATTCCATTCTAATATTATCGGATAATTGAAAATGTGTACCTGCTGTTAATTTGTATGATAGTCTGTGAACTACTTTACTTTTTGTAGTGTTTAATGGAATATGCAATCCATCTTCTCTTGTCACAACATATCCATTGGCTTTTTCATTTAAAGTCGATACACCAAGACCTCCGCCGATAAAAGGCGTGAATCCTTTGATAGTTATAATATCTTTATAACCATTAAACATTAAAGCATTAACCTTGTTTTTAAAATTAATATTAAAAACATCACCTGTTAACATATTGGTGCTACATTCTTTTGAATGAAACAAGAAATAATAATCAAAAACAGTTTCAAATCTTATTCCTCGTTGTTCTAATTCGTAACTAACACCTATTTCAATTAAAGGAAATGTATGAGAAGCTTTAATTTTTCCTACTTGTTCGTTATCTTTGATTTTAAAAGGATTAATATAATTTAAGCCAGTAGCTCCTTTTAAATAAAGATTTGTTGTTTCTTCTGCAAAACTTTGATAAGGTATTAGAAAAGCTATTAAAACAAAGCTTTGCAGTAAAAAATATATTTTTTTCATAATTAACACTCAATGATTTTAATTGGATAGATTGTTTCAACTTGTTTTTTCTTTAAAATGTACATTGCTGTTTTCATTCCTTTGCTATCTTCGATTGTTACTTCATTATTAGTCCAAAAAACCAGATAATCGCACACATATTTAACATTGCCGGGTAAATGAAAAGGCACTTGTCTAAGAAAAAAAAGCACTTCACCGTATTTTTGCAAAGTTTTTAATTCTATATAACGTTTATGTTCTTTTTTTGAAGCAAATTTAATTCCATCATCAATGACAGGCTTTGCTTTAAATTTGTGTTTTAACATTAAAATAGCTAAAAAAACTTGCAACTGCACATTTTATCATTATAACATGAAAAATGTTTGGTTTATTAAATCTTAAAGTTTTTCTATTGATAGGTTTAGTATTGTGTGTTCAGAATATTAATTTATAGGTTTTTATGTCTAAAAGTAATGATGATTTTTACGCCTGTGGTGGTGGACATGGTGTATGTATAGGAAATTATCCTACAACTAGTGATTCAGGAAATTTATATCCTACAAATAGTGACAATGCTGAAAATGACGCACAAGGTAGCCAAGGAAGTCAAACAGCTCACTATAGTAAAAGTTATGCTAATAGCCATTTTTATAATTCAAATAGTGCCATCAATGGTTCCTCTGCG